ATATGCTGATGCTGTTCTTGATATGAATCCTCAGATAGCTGAAAAATTATTTAGAGATGTTGCAGGTGATGGTGGTGTCAATGACTCTTTAGCCATGTTTAATATCGACAAAAGTAATAAGATATGGGCAGCAGCTGATGCTTACACCAAGGGTGTACAAACTTTAACACTAGCCAGACTTCAAGACAATCTTACTAAACGTTTTGCTTTTGGTACAAATCTTAATCAGGGGATTATGAAAAAGTATGGAATAACTCCCGAAGAATTTTTCTCTGACCCTGATGTAGAATTTAAAATGGCTACAGCAGAGTTCCGTTTAATTATGGAGCAAGCTGCTCAACGTACTATGAGAGAAACAGCTTCTGTAAACTGGTCTACTCTACCTGCTACAAACTTTATGAGAAAGTCTGCAAGGTATATTGAAACAATTACTAACCGTTCCATTGGTGGTTATGTTGTACCATTTGGTAGCTTCTTAAACACAACTGTTGCAACAGCAGGTGATCTAAGTGGTGTAAACTATTTTAGATATGTAGGAGCTAAAACTATTGGTAAGCAAATAGACCCTGTAACAGAAGATGGTGCAGAACTATTTGCAAAGATGGTTGTAGGTTGGGGTGCAGTTAGTTACGGTGTTGGGGGTCAAATAGGCTTCGAAGCTGACACAAATGACAATGCTATTGAGAGAATACAAAGTGGTCTGACTTGGAAGCAAGATAGAATGCCTGACGGTACAGTAAGAAACCGTGAGTTTGAATGGCCGATGTCTCTTATCAGAGCTACTAGTCAAGCTATTGGACATGGTATGCTTGAAACTGGTGAAATGGATATGGCCAAAGTTGGACAACGGTTGTTGACTGATAGTGATTTCCGTAAAAAATTTATGGGAGCCATTCCAGAAGATCTTTGGGTTGACCTCACTGTACAAGTAGGTCCAGGACAAGCATTACGTGATCTTGATGATCTAGGCAACTCAATGAATAGATCTTGGCAGATGGCAAAAGAAGGTGACTATGGCCCACTAGCTTACAGCATACTGGCTGCATCTGGTTCTAAAATAGCTTCAGGCTTTACTCGTCACCTTGACCCAGTAAACACTGCATACGGAATGTTTAACAATGCAGAGATGAATCCTGATCTACGTCAAGGTAATAAGTTTTTTAATGATGCAGGTCGTTATATAAATCAGTTAAATCCATTTAGTGGGGTAGAGGATCTAGAACGTAGAGCTACACCAACAAGAGGATTTGCTTCTGGTAAAGATGTAGATGTTGGTAAGCAACTTATGGTTAGATCTGGTAAAAACCCTAACCTAGTTGAGTCTATATTTAACTCAGCAGGTGCCAATATCTTTACCCAAGTACGTTTTGATGGACCTGCTAAAGTAAAAAACTATGTGGATGGATTACTAGCTCCTGCACTGCAGATACAAGCTGAACTAGCAATGGCTGCAAACCCAGACTACTTTACATCTTATTCACAGGAGGAAAAGGAACAAGTAGTTAAAAAGATAAGTGATAATGCCAAGGCTATGGTGCTAGACCAAATGGAAAATGGTGGTGTAGTACCTCAGAGCATGGATATTGTTCGTAGACTTAGCAGAAATAAAAAGACAACAGAAAAGGTTTTGGACCTGTTACCATTTGATTTTAGTGGTCTTGATACCTATGACCAAAAGATGGAAAAGATTTTAGAGATGGAGGATGGTTATCAACAACTGCTGAAGATCAAAGGTTTAGTAGACACCTACGATGATTGGAGTTCAACGATAACAAACTTTTAAAAAAGGGGGCATCAAGCCCCCTCTTTTTATGTATCATCGTCTAGCATATAATCTGCCCAATCATATGCTTGCCGTTTTATTTCTCGCATATCGTTACTCGACCTTGCCCCTGCCAACAGACCAGTTAAAGCCTGACCCGCCAAGTAGATTCTTGCAGTCAGGCTTTTTGTTGTAGGAGCTTTACGTTTTCTCTGAGAAAACTTTTTTGCTTCTTTCTCTAAGCTCTCTTTCAATTACTAGCTCCTTGTTTTTGAAGTAGGCTTTGTTAAAACCCATCTCCCAATCCCTATTATCTTTTGTATTAACTTGGTAGGGATTGCCCAAGTCACCTTTGAGAAAGGATTGGTATCCTTCGTTAAACGGTTTCATCTTTTGCTTTGATGTTGTATTAGTGCTTCTAGGTACCATCTTGCTTTCTTCAAATCCTCTAGACCATTCTTGTAACGCCAACGATGTAAGTACTTCGCAACGTTACCCCTATAATAACCGATAAGTTCCTCATCTGTCAAGATATCTTTGATATAATCAATACACTCAATATCACCTTGACCGTAGTGTGCAGGTTTGTTTACGTTATCTGCAGGTACTACATTATGAAACTCTATTTGTTTTTTCATAGTATGATTAACTCCGCTTCTGTATAAGGGATGTGAAAGAACAACTCACCTGGTTTAATGTATCTACCTTTTGCTTCACCAAGACTTTCTTTAGTTAGCAAGAAGTCTCTGATACGCCAAGCTTGTTTGAGGTCTCTACGAAAGACGTAGAAGTTAAGAACACCGTTCTCACTTTGATACTTATCAAGTAGACGTTGTTTACGTTCTGGAATACGAATCTCTCGCCAAGTTACTGGCCAGTCTCCTTCCCATGCTACCTTAACTTCTGCCTCATTAAAATATGTATAGCCGTGTTTCTGAGAGACAACATCTACGTGGTAGTTTTCTTCAGTGTTGACTAGAACATGCCCCTTCTTTGTGAGATACGCTGTTAAAGCATCCTTAGCTTGTGAATCGTATGCTTCGTACAAAGCACGGTTAAATTGTTTTCTTACTGGTCCCAACAGACTGTCTCCATTTTAATTCGTAGAGCAGTTTATTCTGCTCGTACTCTGACATTATACACCATTCACGAATCTCGTCAATAGTGCGGTAACACCCTGCGCAGTATCCATCTTCTATCCGACAGATTTTTACGCAGGGTGACTCTACTTGGCTCAAGCTCCTATGTCTACGATTTCGCATACATCACCAGTACAAGCAAATGTTTGACTTGATGCAGTGGTGTCTTCTTTTTCGTAGTCACTTAGCTTAGACCAGTCGATTTTGTCTGGCATTGATGATAGTAGTGTTTGATAATCAGACTTACCAATCTCTTGATATGGTGCCTGTTGGTAAGTGTGTTCGTTATAAGGCAAAAACGATACACCAGACATCTCATCAAAGTGATCATAGACAAAAGCACCAACCTCAAACCACTCGTCTTTCTTTACGTTGATTGTGACAGAAGGTTTATGTTCACACCAATGTCTCTGATACATCAACCACATTTGCAGTTGATCAATGGCAGATAGATCAGAAGTAACTACAGCTTTGTTAGGAGCTTTTACAGGAAAGCTAAACACTGTAGTCTGATCAGGTTTAAATACATCAGGTTCACTAGGAATACCCTGATCTTTCATAAACGTTGTTAAGGGGTCTTTGTTATCTCCTCTAACGGTTCTAACGTAATAATTTGAATGTCGTGCGTGGATTCCAGAGGCACTGTCAACGAGCTGGGATACCGTTCCCGAGGGCTTAATACAGCTAATAGCAGCAGAGTGAGGAATACCAAAAAGATCAGCATACCTAGCATTTGTTTCAATAGCAACTTCACGAAGTCTTTCAAGAGTTTTATCCAATCCTTTATTCTTCAAGGTCATTAATGGATTGTCCATTATGCCTGTGAGAGACACACCGAGCAGTCGTTCATCTTCTGTATTTCGTTGCCACACCTTTCGCAGATATGGAAACTTGGTGTAGGTGGACTGGATCGTTCCCAGAATAGTTGCCAAACGGACTTTTCGTTCCAGATCATCCACATTGTCTGTAGCCCTGACCACAACTTCTGTGAGGTTGCAGAACTGATACGGGCGGAGAATAATCTCACTACAAGGATTAGTTCCAAAATCCCACTCAGTATCACGTCTCCCATTTTTTGAAGCTTGATTTTTAGATGCTTGCCTGTTGAATATTCCACGTTCTCCACTCCCCGACTCTACGAGAGCCATCCACTCACGCATAAAGGATAGGCTATCTGGTTTCTCTGTATATGCGACAGAGTTATTTGCTAAGGCACGTTGAGGATCATTGTCCCACCAGTTGCCAGACTTGGCATGACGCATACGGTCATCACTTAGATTTGATAAAGAGATCATAGCTGATCGACGTACACCGCCTACAACCACTACTTCACCGATCTTACACATCAAGTCATGGCACTCGATAGAGGACAACTTACGTCCCTGTGCACCTTTAAAAATATTGACAGTAAAGTTAAATAGATCAACTAAAGGTGCTGGACCTGATGCTCTACCACCAAAGGTTTTAAGTCTTGCACCTGCAGGACGAACTTGTGAGATATCCCATTTAGGAATTTCACCAGCCCACAGAAGTGCAAGAACCTGACGGAAAGCTTTAGCCCAACCCTCTTTGCTGTCTTTAACTACGACAGTGGTATCACTATCGAAAAGCTCTGGGATGTCTGGAAGTTTACTGATAAACTGTCTTTCAACACTGAATCCTACACCAGTTCCACAGAGAAGGATAAACATAGCTTCGTCAAAACTCTTTGGATCATCGACAGGCAAGTAGCTGCAGTTATACCCTGCAGTGTTGTCACGATACAAGGCTTGGCCAGCTGTCATCATAGCTCTCATGCTAGGCATAATCTCTAGATCAAGAATAGCTGCTTCAATCTCGTCGTAGGTACCATCATCAAAATCACCTGATGCCATCAGCAAAGGTGCTACAACATTCTTCATGTAGCGTTCTACAGTTTCAGGCCAAGACTCACGTCTTTGAGAATCTTCAAGCCAGCGAGCATACCGTGAAGTGTGTATGAAAGCTTGATAATCTGTTGGTAAATAATTACTCATCTTTTGTCTCCTGATCCACCCAAAGTCCCACGAGCTTTACGCCCATAGAGTTTTTCTAAATTTTTAAAAGCAATGTCATGTAGATCTAAGTTAAGATCTCTAGACAGTGCGGCTACATACCACAGTACATCTCCAAGTTCTGCAGCAATACCTTGCCGATCAAAGTTATTATCACGAATCATCTTCTTAACTTTGTTTGCAACTTCACCTGCCTCACCTGCTAAACCTAAAGCAGGATAAAGAACACTGTGTGTGCTGTTGTAAATTGCAGTTCTTGCTGCCGCACTTTGATACTGATTCATAGTCATGCGTTCTTTAAACGCATCTTCATAGTAATCCCAAACCTCTACATCATTCGACACTTTTTACCTCACAATCTTCTACTACTACATCATCTATATCATACAAACTTGCTTCAATTAGCTCACCGATAACATCACAGTTGTCACCAAAGGTTTCAAGAAAGTTTGCATCTGGATCTACTTTTATCTTTATTGACAGCTCGAACTTCATGAACAAGATCCCTAGTTATACTTACCATCAGAGTTCATGTCAACAACAATCGGCTCAATACTACTTACAAAATGTTTTTTCCATTCGTAAGCGTCTTCAAAATCTTCAAACCAAAAGTTATCCTCATTTATTTCTCCATCTATTTCCGTCTTACAGACCATAAAATACTTAGAACCTTCAGGTGCCATTTCAAGATCTTCTTCAGAAACTTCATCAACACTGATTGGACCTTCAGTCACCCCCCAAATTTTTACTTCCATTTCTTTAACAACTCCATGTAATGATCTAAACTGATCATAGTTATCCAATCTTTTCTATCTGCACGAAAGAATACAACTGGCTCTCCTTTGCCGTGTTTACTGGCTTGTTCAATATAATCGTAGGCCATCTTCATACCAGACTTTCTACGCTTTACTTCAATAGTAATAGGGATCTTTTTTCTAGCTGCAGGAGACAACTGGATATCTTCTCCAGTGTCTCCCATAGTTGTGGACTTTATGTCATCAGGTTCAAACTCAGGAAAGGTTTGTAATAGTTTGTCCCTGATTTCATTTTGCCCACCACGACCCTTGGCTTTAGCTGCCCGTGTCATCAAACACCTCTTCAACCTTAGGTTCTTTTTCTACGTGAACGAGATACTCAATACCATATGAGTACTTGAACATACGTAGGTTAGGCCAGCAAACTTTTTTGTACTCGCAGAACTGACAAGACTTGTCCAACTTAGTGTTGGGACTTGCCTTGCTTGCAGGTACGGGTTGAATACGATCTGCAGGTAGGTCACCTGCTACCAGATCTTTAGCCGCAAGCATCTCTTGCTCTTTCGTCTCAAGATCTTTTGTGAAGTCATGAATATCTAAACAGATCTCACCACTGACCTTATCAATGGCGAGGAATGCCCCATGTGTTTTGTCAGTTACAAGTGGGTCATCTTTACCTGCATAGACATAAGAACTAAGTTGACTGATGTAACCAAAGGCATCATTCTCACGTAGTGTACCTTCTTTAAACTTTTTAAAAGCGTAGGGGCTACAAGACTTTACATCCACAGTCATACCATCAATCACACAGTCACGGTGACCACGTATGCCATGAACGTTGAGTCTGTCCTGAGAACCCTTCATACTGTGCCCTGATGCTACAACCATCGACAATATAAGTTCTTCAATCATATCTCCGTAAAAGAAACGGAGAAGTAGATTAGCACTCAATGGCTCACCAAAGCCTGGCTTGTTTACCTTGTACCAAAGCTTACGTTTACATGGTGTGCCGATAGACGAAAGAGATAGATACCCACGAGGCTCTTGAGGCTTACTAAATCTTTTGTTGGCAGACATCGCAATGTTGTTGCCTAGCATAGAACCGATAGTGCCGTTCCATCCGCCTTGTCCGTAGATCACGGACTCAAGGTCTTCAACTAATGTATCAATCTTTTTCATGTTATCTCCTTAAAAGGTAGCCCCCCGAAGGGGGCCACTAGTTGTTTTGGGAGGAGGTTAAAACAACACTTCGCTTTGTTTATTATCCACTGAGACAGGCGGCGAAGTATCACCTGATCCAGTATCCTGTACGTAATCAACCTTGTCGATTACTGTGACCTTATCAAGACGTGTACCGACGATATTGGGTCGAGATGTGTCGTAAACAGACAACTCCACCTCTACTGTAGATCCATTACCAATATAGCCATCGGTATCAAAGTTGTAAGAGCTGCCATCAGCCCAAGAAACAATAGGCGCACCACTATCCCAATCCCTTCCTGTATCAAATTTACGGATAAACTTAACCTTAGTACCACGTCCTTGTGGATCGGGTGATCCTTTCTTCATAGAACGTGAAGCCTTAAGTGCGGCTAGGTTATCATCATCCATGATGAGGTCAATAGTGCAAGCACCATTATGATCTTTATACACTCCATCGAAACCTTCCATGTCACGATTTTGTGTAAATACTTTTGCCCATTCAGCAATACCAGATAATTTTACTTTACGTGTAGCCATTTGGCCCTCCATTATTAGTGTACGTCACTATACCGTTGACCATACTGGATATCAATACCCAAGTCAACATTTAATTTAAGTTCTTGATTAAGTTTTTCAATAGCCCAGTTTAATGCATCACTATGCTCATTCTGTTCTCCTTGTTTAACTAGGTTAATAGACTCGTCATGAAACTGACCGATGATGTTTGGTCTGCGTGTTCTGTAGTAAGCAACCCACTTGTCAAAACAATACGCACCAGTAGATTGATTAAGAGTAGAGAACACATCTTTCTCATAACGAAGCGAATGCCAGAAACCACTGACGGGGTTTTGTACCCACATCTCACCGTTGATCTTTCTAATCTTTTGCGCTTCAGCAAAAGCTTTGACTGACCAGTTACGTTCCCAATATGCATCAAGTAGAGATTGCGCATGAGGGATTGCCATACCTGTAGTACGAGATAACTTAGCAGCACCTACGCCATAGGTAGCTGAATAGTTTACAACTTTGAAGTTTTTACGCATTGCTTTTAAGTCGTCTCGTTCATTTCGATTGTAGGCATCAATGTCAGATTGCGTGATAGCACCTGCATGTTTAGCCAAGTCTAGGTGTGGATCAAAACCTTCTTGCGACATCTCGTGCACATAGGCTGGATCGTAGGGGTACATATAATGCCTTTTGGTAGTATCTTCAAGGGATGTCATGTCAGCACCGCAAAGAATATATCCAGGTGGTGCAATTAAGCAACCCCTTATCTCTTTACCCCACGGTCTGTCTACCCCAGGCAGATTAACTAAAGGCTTTTTATGCTTGAAACGTAGAGTATTGGTAAGACCATCAATCTCAGCACGGACATAACCGTTGTGTTCACACTCAAGAAATGCCTCAAAGATTTTAAGTCTGTGTTGCATGACAGTCAAGCCTTCGAGAACTTCTACTGCAGGATTGTTTTCTGCAATAAGCTTTACTGAGTCTGTAAGTTCACCGTCTCTACGAACTTGCGGTATTTTTCTTTCTTCTCCAGTCTCCTTGTTCTTGTCATATTTAAACGTACATGGCTCCCAACCTAATGAGTATAACCAGTCTTTAACTTGGTCAGTAGAGTTGGGGTTAGGGTCTTCCCAACCTTTGGTCACCTCTACCTCACCATCATAGTGTGGTGGTAGCCTATGTTCTTCTAGCAGATCAAACCAACGTTGTCCATGAGCAGATGGTGTTCCATCTTTCTTGAAACAGTTTTTTGGTTTGGTCTTTTTTGTAGTCAGCCTACGCTTTGGCATAACCTGAATAAGTTCATATTCTTTTTGGGACTTTTGTTTGGTAAGGTCATCAACACATTTCTGTGCTAGCTGAATGTCCAATTTCCATCCCACTCTCTCCGCCACTGAGGCACAGTCCATCTTGAACTCTAGGTACCTGAAGAACTTGTCCAGTTTTGATTTGTCTTTGTAGATGAACATAAATCTTTTTAGAACATCTTGCCACAAGCACCAATTGATCTTTACGTCTTCCGTACATCTGTGTGCATACTCCTCTTGAGTTAGATTTTGCCAATCATCAATCTTAGGCTTGGGTATGCCAAAGTCCTCACCAAAAGATTCAAGGCCATGCTTAGACCGATCATAGTTTAGCACCCAAGACATAGGTAATGTGTCAAAGAGACGTGCTGTCACCTTGATACCTAATATCTTTTCTATAAGAGGTACATCATATCTAATAATATTGTGACCAACCAGCCCACGCTGACTGAGTATAAGATCACGCATATCAGAATAATCAAACAAAGTTTTATAGTTATCGCCATCATCGGTATAAGACAAGCAGTGTATCTTTGTAGCCTGATCAAGTAACCCGTCAGCCTCTACATCAAATACAATCATGCTGCTATTTCACTCCTTTCGTATGGAATCTCTTCACTTAAGATCGTCGTCACTGGATCGTAGTAGACTGAACCTGCCCTACCTAATTTGGAGAATGGTCGGTTTTTATCTACAATAAAATCAGTAGTGTTCTGAAGTATTTCATCCTCTGACTCTGTATCTCGTTCTATCTTTATACAGATTATTGCTTCCTCTTCAAGAGATGCTGCATACTTTGTACGCCCATCATCATTAACCTGTGATATAAATACCACACCGATGTTTAGTTCTTTGGCAAGTTGTGCCATACGTGAACCAAGTGTAGTCAACGTACTGGTAGCACCATCAACACCAGAATTAGATAGATAGGCCAGACGTTGTACGTGGTCAACAAAGATATAGTTAGCACCGAATGAAGTTACAGCTGTTCTGGTGTACTCTAGAAGATCAAGAGGATCGTCATGAGATTGCATCTCAAAGATAATCGTTCTGTTATTCTCTGAGTCAGCAATCTTGTTTGCTGCTTCATCTACTTGATCAAAAGTAAAACCATTGCGTTCTGCATCCTCATGGGTACGGACGTTGGAACCTAGCTCATAGGTAGCCATAGCACGTAGTGTGGTAGACTTCATTTCTTCCATGTGAAGTAGGGCAATCTTAACACCTTCGTTTTGTAGTAAGCCAGTCTCGAAGTAGCGGATCACCTCAGTCTTACCTGTACCACGGGGTGCTTTGATAAAAGTAAGGCCACCCTTCACCATGCCACGAATCTTTTCGTCAAGACCAGAATGACCAGTCGGTACATACTCATAAGGATTCTCACCACGAAGTGCGTTAGAGAAGTCGTCACGAGAGCAAAAGAAGTTCTCAGGGCTGTATCGCATAGGCTTCTTAGCTGCCCACATCAAGTCCTTACCATCACCTGCTTGCAGGAAGTCGTTGGCATCTTTGTGCTTGGACATAGGCACATACCAGAACTTGTCTGGGAAAGCTTGGTACAGTTTGTCAGCTGCCCTGCGTCCTGCATGGTCAAGCTCACCTGCGTAGATGATCTCTTTGAAGGACGACAGATAAAGTCTGTTGTGGGCTATGAACTTCTCACCAATACTTGCGCTGGGTAGAGACTTGACAGGAAATGTCTTGCCCAAGATTTGATACAGGGATGCAGCATCGAACTCACCCTCGGTAAGATAGATACGCTGTGATGTACCTGCGTTAAACTCTGGACCGAACAGGTGGTTCATGCCCATGCCCCGATCCTTGGTCCATGACTTGGACTTGTCGTCTACCAGTCGGTACTTGACCGTGTGTGGATACTTGTAGGCGTAACGCACAGGTCTGCTATTATCACCTAGCTGCAAGGCAATACCGTACAGTTCAGCTACGTCAGCATCGAGGCCACGTATGCCTTCATAAGTTTGTGACACTATGGGTATTTCCATAGGATTTCTCCTTTCTTTTAAAGGATATTCAGCCTTTACCCAATCATATACCTCTGGCATATCTTTGGATGGGTAGGCTCTCGAACAAGAATGACAATGACCGAAGCCATCGTCGTTCCAATTAAAAGCATCACTTGATCCGCAATCAACATACGGACAAGCTAAGTGTGGGTTATCGTTGTTTGCCACGTTGAACCTCCAATCTGAAAGCCCCCTCTGGGCTATCCATTGCACTATACAGATCTATGAGCTGTTGTAAAGACATAACTATAACGTCATTCTTTTTTGTCTTTTCGTTGTACTGCATCATGTACACACGGCCATCATCACTGATGATTACACTCACATCCTCGAACCTATCCTTCTCGTCAAGGGTACGGATGAATGCATGATCGTATTCTAACTCAACTGTGTACATTATTCTTCCTTCAAACAGAACTCACAGAACTCGTCCTTTGATAGGCCACCACAAGAGACACACTTGTTTGTACCAAACTCATACTCTGTAAGCTCATCTGTCTCATACTTTATATGATCCTCAATAAAGTCGTACACCACTTGCAAGTCTAACTTTGCTGCTGCACAGTACAGCACTAGCTTCAGCCCTTCTTCTTGCAGTAGCTTGGCACAGTTGTTATCCAAGTGGAACTGGTAGGTGGCACTGCCATCCTCGTGTTCCTCTACTTGTTCTACTCCAATCATTCCTGCGTCAGTCATCATTCTTCATACATCCTTAATGCTTCCCATGATACAGGGTATAGTTTCATCATTACATCTTCGACCTTCTCAGCTACAACTCGTGTCTCTGCTTGTGTGTCCTCTTTTAGCCGTAGTCCACACATCTTAGCAAAGGCATACAACGTACCAGACCAGTACCACTCAGTCATCATAGACTGTGGAAGCACCATACGGGCTTGTTCAGGTGCTACACCCTCATCAATAAGTTGTTTGTACATCATCAAAGCATTTTTGTTATAGTATAACACATTGGCATTGCTTTCTACCTCACCATAACTACCTTGCTTCTTGTCCTCGGAACGGCCTCGCCAGACAGGTGCCTCGTACAATTCAGGTTCAACATCAACGTACCTACGGCTGATCTCGTTCCACGGCATGTACTCATGCTTGACTAGCTGCCGTGCTACAAACACTGGTGCCTTGACATGGAACGTAGTGAACGTGTGGTTGAACGGTGACTTGTGCTTATGCTTTGCAAGGTACTTGATCAGTCTATCATCTTTGTACTGCAACACCTTCGGCTCACCCATGTGTAC